CCGGTGGAAACTATCCAACCTTCGAGCTGGGTTTTGAACCAAGTTCCGATCAACTTGTATTTATGAACAGAAGCGCATCGACATCCTATAACCACCGCTTGGTAACGACTGCGCAGTATCGTGACCCATCGGCTTGGTATCACCTCGTCATTGCATACGACAGCAGCCTCGCCACAAGCACCGACCGCATCAAGATGTGGATCAACGGGGTGCAGATTACTTCGTTCTCAACCGCAACCTATCCGGCGCAAAATCTGGACAGCCAGTTGGCGAACAATACCTACTCGCAGCCCGCTGACATTGGCAGCTTTGCAAATGGAAGCAGGTATTTCGACGGCTACATGGCCGAGGTGAACTTCATCGACGGCCAAGCCCTGACGCCCAGCAGTTTCGGCCAGACCGACGCAACGACCGGCGTGTGGGTGCCGAAGAAGTACGCTGGCAGCTACGGCACCAACGGCTTCTATCTGAAGTTCGCTGACGCCTCTGCGGCCACCGCAGCCGCCATCGGCAAGGACAGCAGCGGCAACGGCAACAACTGGACGCCCAGCGGCATCTCGGTGACCTCTGGCACGACGTTCGACCAGAGCCTCGACACGCCGACGCTGGGTTATCCGGTCTGGTCGCCAATCGACAAGGCGACGGTGACGGTCAGCGAGGGCAACACGGCTGCGGTTCCGGCCGCCGATGTCCACGCCATCCGCGCCACGATGGCGTTGCCAGCGACCGGCAAATGGTACTGGGAAGTCGCCGTGTCTGCTTTGGGATACGGAACGGGTCTTGGCATTGCCGATAACGCATCCAACCTGACAGCCAACGCATCAAGCCCGGAAACTCGCACCTATCAGTTCGGTTCTTGGTTCAACTCGTTCAACGGTGGAGTTGTCCAGTATGGAACCAACCAAAATGTGCTTGGGGCAACCAACTGGACTGCCGCAAGCCAGCCCGCAGCCAACGACATCATCATGATTGCCGTCGATATGGACAACGGCTCGATGTGGGTCGGGAAGAACGGCACATGGTTCAATAGTAGCGGCACCGCGAACCCCGCGACTAACACGGACCCGCGTTGGACTGGCCTTAGTGGCACGACATGGTTTCCTTATATGTCGGGCTACGGTTCGGTAACGCCCGTCACCTGCCGCATCAATTTCGGCCAGCGCGCCTTCGCCTACACGCCGCCCAGCGGGTTCAAGGCGCTGAACACCGAGAACATCACCTCGACTGCGGTGTCCACCAGCGGCAGCTTCACCGGCAATGCGGCTGCAGATGGTCCGTTCATCTGGGCCAATGGCAACCCCGCCACGCTGACGATCAACGGCAATTCCGTCACGTTCGGCACGGACGCCGACAAGACGGCGGGCGGCTTCAAGCTGCGAACCTCGTCGGCCTCGTACAACACGAGCGGGACCAATAATTGGACCTCGACTGCCGGCAACCGTTTCGTGCAGAACAAGAAACCCAATAACGCCCAGGTGAACCCATGAGATACGCACTCCCCGACGGCCAGACCGTCCGCATCGACCAGGAGTTCGAAATGGGCGGCGTGCGGTATCCGTCCAACTGGCTGCGCTCCATGAACCACGACGAGCGCATGGCGTTCGGCGCGGTCGAGCTGCCGGAGCCCGAGCCGCCGGTGACGCCGTATGTCCCGACGGTGTTCGACGAGATTCGAAACCTGGAGGCGCTGATTACGCCCCGCCGACTGCGCGAAGCTGTGCTCACGCCGGAAGGCAAGGCGTGGCTTGAAGGCATCGAGGCGCAAATCTCTGCGCTGCGTCCGCCCAAGCAGGAGGTGGCACCGTGAACGAGACCACAAAGCACGCAATCGACGCGGCATCGTTTGGCACTGCGGTTGCTACCGTGGCTGGATGGCTCCCTTCGCTCGCGGCGGTCTTCACGATCATCTGGACCGGCATCCGCATCTACGAGACGAAAACCGTTCAGCACATCATCAGCCGCTTCCGAAAGCCCGCCGCGTGATTGATGGAAGCGCTGGAAGCTGTACTTAAGCTGTGGCCGCTTGCGATCGGCTTCATCACGCTCGTGATCGTGCTAGCGAAGCTAGACCAGCGCGTCCTCGTGATCGAGGAGAAGGTCAAGGCTCTGTTTGATCTTTGGAACAAGAAAGGTTGACGATGCCGACGCAAGAGGAAAAGCAAGCTGCGATGAGCGAAGCGATGGCTGCATCCGCCTCTAAGAGCGCGCTTGTCGAGAAGGTCGTGTTTGCGGCCGTGCCTATTTTGTTCTCTTGCGTTGTTTACCTCATGACCTCGTTGAGCAGCGCGCACAACGAGATCATCGTCCTAAAGGGCAAGATTGCGGTGGTGGTGAACGCCGAGAACAAGGCCATCCCGCCGCAGGGCACAACGATCGATATGGCGCAGATCCGCGAGAATCTGAACGACAAGATCGACCGCGTCGAACGTGACGCTGCGCTGTCGCGCGCCGCAATGACACTAGACCGTGAGCGCAGCATGGCGGCGATCGACAAATCCCGCCTCGACATGGCTGCAGACGCTGCGGCTGCAAGGGCTGCAATTCGCTACGAAATAAGCGCGCTTCGAGCCGAACTCGACAAGCGCATCGCGCTACTGGAGAAGAAGTGATGGACCTGCTCAAGATCGTTGGTGCGGTTGCGCCGACCATCGCGACCGCCATCGGCGGACCGCTTGGCGGCATGGCGATGAAGGTCGTCGCCGACGTGCTCGGGCTGCCGGCGGAAAGCAGCGAGAAGGACGTATCGAAGGCGATGGCGGCGGCAACGCCCGACCAACTTTTGGCGCTCAAGCAGGCTGACCAGGACTTCGCCGTACGCATGCGGGAACTCGACATCGACCTTGAGAAGATCTCCGCGTCGGACCGCGACAGCGCCAGGCGGCGCGAGGCGCAGGTGCGAGACTGGATGCCGCGGGTGTTGGCTTTCGTCGTGGTCGCAGGGTTCATGGCGACGGTGTTCCTCGTGTTGCTCGGGTACGTCGATGGGATGAAGGACCCGTTGATGGCTACTACTGTCGGCACGCTGATCGGGTTCGTCAGCGCCAAATGCGAACAGGTCGTGGCGTACTATTTCGGCTCGTCAAGCTCGTCGCAGCAGAAGACGCAGCTGCTGGCCGGGGGCAAGCAGTGACCGCGGCAACGTGGCCGCAGGCCTTTGCCTCGCTCCTCAAGCACGAGGGCGGATACGTCAACCATCCAAGCGACCCCGGCGGCCGCACCAACCTGGGCGTCACGCAACGTGTCTGGGAAGAGTGGGTCGGCCACCCAGTCGACGAGGCCGCCATGCGCGCGCTGACACCTGCAATGGTGGAGCCGCTCTATCGCAAGCGGTACTGGGACAAGATCCGCGGCGACAACCTGCCGGCCGGCATCGATCTGGCGGTTATGGACTACGCGGTAAACAGCGGCCCGGGCCGGGCGGCGAAGACATTGCAGGAGGCCGTCGGCATCGCTGCGGATGGGTCAATTGGGCCGAAAACGCTGGCGGCGGTGTCTGACGCAGACGCCCTGACGGTCATCGGCGAGATCTGCAACCTGCGCCTCGCGTTCCTCCGATCGCTTCCAACTTGGCCGACCTTTGGCAAGGGCTGGTGGGCTCGCGTCGAGAACGTGCGTAAGGAGGCGTCGTCGCTGGCGCGTCACCCCTCGCAGGAATAGACCGTTTCAGACCGGCGCAGCTTGCACCACTCCAGTTTGGTCGTGAACGAGGCGTCGCGGAACAGCACCCGGTTGGTCGGCTGGATCGTCAGGCGACCGCGCTGCGTTCGCATGAACATGAACTCCTTGGCCTGCGCCGGCGCGTGCGTATAGGCGTCGCTCACCGGGATGGCGGTGAACAGGTAATCCGCGGCTAGCTCGTCATCAGCCGCCCGCACGATGGCGTCAAGGCCGTCGAGGTAGTCGTAGATGTGCAGCGAGAACTGCGAGCCATAGCAGTCCCATGTTTGCGCGTCCTTGATCGTCCAAGGTGGCGGGTCGTCGCAGAACGCCAGCGCGTGGGGCGGCAGGTCTCGGTAGACCGCGCCGCATTCCAGCAGCACCGTGCAGCCCCATGCGCGGCCAGGATGACTATGCAGGCCGAACCAGACCGCCGGCAGCCATTCGTCGGCGTCGTAGCCGAGGAATGCGCCGTTGACCGAGACGTACTGGTGGCGCGGCAGGCTGCCGCTGGCGGTGAACAGGGTCATGGCATCGCCTCCCAGAACGCGCACACCCACATCGCCAAGTAAGCTGCGACCGCTATCGTTTTGACGCACGCCCTGCTCATTTCTGAGCACTCTTTTGAACATGCGTTATTTTTGGCGGTGGAAGGCGAAAGAGTGCAGTCCTCCATTGCCCGTCGACGACGCGATACTGCGTATCCCGATGCATTGCATCTAGGCTGATTGCAATCGTGTCGATTTGCGTGACCGTTGGCATCAACGCTTTTGCGGCGGCGATTGCGCCGCGCATGTCGGTGCAGGACAGCTCGCTGATGAATATCTCAACATGCGTCGCGCTCCTCACCCTGATGGAATTGCAGTAACAAAGAAGCGTATCGCTCCAATAGAACGTTCCGTGCGGCGTTTTGATGCTGTCGCCTTCATATTCCGTGCTCATCGTCACTTCTTCTTCCTCCCTCGGTATGGGTTGTCCTTCAGATAGCCGGGGCTGACGTTGCCCTCCTCCCACGCCTCGGCCATGCGGCGGCGGATGATACGGTCGATGCGGTTGGCGAGATGGTGCTTGCCGACGAGGCCAAGCCCCTCGGTGGCATTAGCTACCCTTTCGCCATCGGTCTTGCGGCGGGTCATGACGGCCTCTTGAGCGGCTCGTGCAGGCGCTCTAGCCCTGCGGGTCGAGGCCCATCGCGGTCAAAGACAAGGCTGTCAAGTTTCTGCATCGCCTGCCGCACGAAGTGCGCCATCTCGGCTGAGCCGCCCATCTGGAACTTGCCCGCCTTCATCGCGCCGCCGAGCGTTGTCAGATATTCGCGGGCCGCGTCTCGTAGCGCATCGCGCTCTGCCCGCAGCCGCTCGATCTCGTCGGCCGCGTCGAGCATCGCCTGTCGGGCTTTTAACGGCTTGTCGTTGATATGCGCGTGGCGAGCAAGCCGCGCCACGATGTCGGCGCTCATCGTCCGTCCTCCATTTCCACGACCGCCAGCCCGGCGGCCTCGATTGCAATCAGCATCTCCTCGACCTCGGCCAGCACCTCGTCGCGCGCGTTCTGCGACAGGCCATCCCAGTCAGCGATGCCGGTCATCCGGCGGCCATCAACGACCAAGACGGCGTTCCACCGCTCGCGGGCGATGCGGGTGGCCCTGTCATGCGCGCGGTGGTCGGTCACCGCATCACCGCCAACACGATCACGACGCCGCCGGTCATCGCGCCGAGGATCGCGGAGACCATGAGGTAGACCGCCGGGCCTTTCGCCCAGCGGTCCTCTTCCATCCACCCGAACGCCTCTCCAGCGGCGCGGATGTGCGGGTTCTCGTCTCTCACCCCGCCACCTCGGCCACCCGGCGGCGGCTCTCCTCCATGATGCGCTCGTGCGCCTCGGCGCTGGCCGCGCTGATGTCGTCCAGGTTGCCGCGCTGCGCGAGCATCACGCGGTCGATGTCCTTGACCGTCTGGGCCTTGCGGATCGCCGCGACGATGGCGCGGGCGCGCTCGGCCAGCTCCTGCGGGAGTGCGCCTGTCGGGGCGTCCGGGGACGCTGCAGCCGGGGAGTCTGCATCCGACGCGGCAGGCGCGGTGTTGTCGGCCTCTTGTTCGGTGGCATCGAGGAGGGCGTCCATCGCCTGCGTGACTGCGGCGAGCGGCGACGAAGCGGGGGGCGGAGTGATGTCGATCGCGCCGGACGGGCCGCGCGCCTGCGAGTAGTCGATCTCGTCCGCGACCGGCAGGCCCATCATGACCTCGGGCGCGAACAGCCGGATCAGCATCGTCGCGCTGCGGTACCGCAGCATCTGGTCGGGCATGGTCCGGTACTTCGGATTCTTCGTCCAGCCCTCGGCCTCGGCCATCGCCATCGACGCCGTCGCCTCGACCGGCTCGCCGCTGTCGGCCAGGGTGGCCACCGCGGTCACGCGCAGGTTCTTGCCTTCGCCCTCAACGCGCCAGTTGATGCGCCGCGCGAACACGCCCGATCGGTTGGCCTTCGCGATCATGTAGGTGGCCGACCAGCCCGCGCGCCCGCTGACGAAATAGATGTTCTGGAGCACGACCAGCGGCTCCTCGCGCGTGCGCTTGGCGATCGCGTAGGCGATGAGGCAGTCGGCCATCTTGCCGCGCAGGTGCGGCGGGACGAGTTCGCTGGCGGCGAACATCTTGGCGACGCGCTGCGAATGCTCGAAATGCGCCGGCGCCAGCGGATCGTAGTCCGTCGTGACTGCGGGCAGGTTCACGATGTTGTTTGCGATGTCGGTCATGCTGCGTACTCCCTCTGGATGCTGGTTGCGATCTCGTTGGCCGCCCAGAACGGGAGGCCAATTTCAAAAACACCGACGGTGTAGCCCGGCCAGTCTTGCGACGCAACGCTTTTCGCGAAGCGGCGCAGGATCTGGCGCAGCTGCTGGTCAGCGGCGCTGGCGGCCTCGGCGCTGAGCGCGGCGACGTAGCCCAGATGCGGGGCGTTGCTGCCGACGACCATGAAGGCGTGCGAGGGCCGCTGGACGCCGAGCAACCCGGCGACGAGGCGGAACATCGCGTCGCCCAGGTCGTAGCGGAGATTGGCGCAGGTGCGCCGCCATGCGTTCGGCGCGGGGTTCGCGGTGGTCTTGAGGTTCACCGCCAGCCCGGCCCTGCCGATCCACAGGTCGGGACGGCACAGCAGCGTCAGGCCGGTTTCCTCGTCCTTCGCGATCATCGTGACCTCGGCCCGGCCGCCGGCCTCTAAGAGGCGGCGGGCGTCGGGCTGGGCCATGAGCGCGTCGCGCATCGAGATGATCTGCATGTGCGCGTCGAAGCTGATGATTGACCGGCCCTCCTGCGCGTCGCGCCACGCCCGGCCCTCGCGCGTCGAGAAGTTGAGGCCCTCGGGCTTGATCGCGTAGCGGTCGCGGAAGGCGTCGGCACCCTCCAGGATGTAGCAGTGCGCGGCGGTGCCGAGCGTCATCGCGGGCGTGCTGTCCGACTGGATGCGATCCGGGTTACCGCGCCAGAACGCGAAGGCGTGAGCCGGGCACTCGGTTTCGTAGGCGACGAGGTCGCTGCCGCTGACCGCCGGGGCCGGAATGCCGGTGCCGGACAGGTAGGTGGCGAAGTCGATGTCGTGGTGGATGCCTTCAGCGATCACTGGTCGTCTCCCTCTTGAGCTGGCGGTGGACCCAGCCGCGCAGGGCGGCGAGGCGGGACTGTTTCTTTCCGCGCGGGGCGTGGGCCGCGCGCTTGATCATGCTGCGGTAGGTCCGCAACAGCTTGCGGCGTTCGCTGGTCATCGCTTGCCCTCCAGTTGCCTGACAACCAAAGTTGCTTCTGATGCATTCCGATATGAGCCAACGAGACGGACGACCTCTCCCTGCGGAAGATCCCTCCTCTGGGCTCGAGGCTTGGTCAGGTCGTACTCCCAGACTGCATATGACGTTCCGCGCGTTCCCCTGCCGCTGCTCATGGGGACGATTGCAAACCGGCTCATCGCTTGCCCTCCATCGCGGCAAGCTGGTGCTCCAACGCGGCGATGCGCTGGTGGGCCAGCAGGTAGTCGAGCGTCTCAGGGTTGAGGTCGCGGGCCAGCTCGACGCGCAACTGGATGCGCGCGCGGAGCGTCGCCGGGGTGTCCGGCAGGGCGCGGACAGCGGGGAGGGGGCGGGTCATGCTGCCTCCAGCGGCTGCTCGCTCAACACGCAGTCGAGCGCGTCGCGCAGGCGCTGCGCGTCGTAGGGGTCGAGGCGGATGGTCAGGCTGTCGATCTCGACGATCACGCGGCGAAACTTTTCGCCGTGCTCGTAGGACCGCGCGGCGACCTTCTGCGCGCCCATGAAGGCGATCTCGATGTCGCGGATCATGCCAGCACCATGATCGCGGCGATGGTGGCGCCCATCAGGGCGGCGAACACGAGGTGCATGGTCAGCCCTCCAGCTCGACGGTGATGGTGCTCTCGGCGTGAACCGCGATCTCGCTGACCATGTCGGTCACGCTGGCGACGCTGGTCTGGTACTCGCTGTCGAACGCCTTCGCGACCTCGACCGACATCAGCACGGTGCGGTCGATCTGCGCGCCGCAGATGTCTCGCAGACGCGTCAGCGCCGCGATGATGTCGCGCTCGGCGTTGGCCTTGGCGATGTCGATGCGGCGCAGAGCGCTCTCGCAGTCATCGATGAACGACATGTTGCTCATAGTCTGTCTCCCCGGTTGCGTCGCCAACGCGGCGACAGGGCAAACATACACCAGCGGTGCAGGTCGTCAACAGGTTCGTGCGAATAGTCTGCTTGACCTATACACGCGGGGTGTAGTAGCCGTGGCGAACCATGAACCTAGACCAGTTCCTCGCCGCCATCGGCGGCACTCTCGCGGCGGCTCGGGCATTCTCGACCTCGCCACAGGCCATCAGCAATTGGAAGCGGCGGCAGCGGCTTCCGGCGGCTCGCCAGCTCCAGGCGCTGCAGATCGCGCGCAAGAAGCGCCTGCGGTTCGACCCGGCGGCGGCGACGCAGCCCGAGGCGCGGCGATGAGCCGGATCACCGCGATCGAGCAGGTCACCAACGCCCTGCGCGTCGCCGGAGGCCGGGTCACGACCTCTGATCTGTGCGCGGCGCTGCCGCAAATGGACCGCGGCGCGATCCTCGGCTCGCTGGCGCACCTCAAGCGCAAGCGCGTCGTCGAGAGCAATTACGTCCCTACGAGGCCGCCAAAGTGCGGCTGGACATACTGGTTCGCAGCCACGAGGCCCGTGCGCGGCTCGCGCTACCGCGCGGCGGTTTCGGCGGGGTTCACCCGGGTCATCTGCGAATGGATGGACAGCCAGGGCGGCGAGGCCAGCATCGAGGCGTGGCGGACTTGGATCGCGGGCATACAGAACCGCATCCGGCTCAACAGCGCTATTCACTCGCTGCGCAAGCGCGGCTTGGCCGAGTGGGGCGACGACCGCGTCGCGCTTACGCCAGCGGGCCACAAAGCGCTCACGCTCGGTCGCAAGGTCGCGCCATACCCGCCGCAACTGCGGGATTTCGAGGACGGCGAGCCAGTCGAAGCGCAGCCATCTACCGATCCCGAGCAGAGCGTCGAGCGCGCCGAGCGCCTCTGGCCGCGGCTGATGGCCGGACGGCGCTTCGAGGACATCCCGGCGCATATGATCCGCCCGCTGAAGGTGCTGCGCTGGACGCCGAGCGTCGAGGCGCGGAGCTTGACGGGGTCGAGCGGTGCCATGCTGGCGGAAAGCCGCAGCTCGATCGGGACGACGCCATGAAGCGCAAATGGCAGGGTGTGATCCTGGGCGAGCCGGTGTCCAAGGCCAACTCGCGCCGGATCGTGAGGTTCGGCACGAAGCTGCGCGTCATCAAGTCCGAGAAGGGGCTGGCCTACGTCGAGGCCGTCGCGCGGCAGGTGCCGGAGTTGCCGCCGGATAGCCAGCTGCTGTCCCCGATCAGGCTGACCGCGCACATCTACTACAGCAGCAACAGGCCGGACCTCGATCCGAGCCTGCTGCTGGACGCACTGCAGAACCGCATCTACCGCAACGACCGCGCGGTGCGGGAAATGCACCTGTATCACCACCTCGACCGCACGACGCCGCGCGCCGAGGTCTACCTAGAGGAGATCGACGAATGACCGGCATCAACGACGACCTGACGAGCTACGCCGACCGCCTGACCCGCCTGCTCGACGCCGCCGACGAAGCGCGCGAGGACATCAAGCAGCTGCGCGTCGAGATCAAGTCCGCGGGCTACGACCCCGCTGCGCTGGTGCGCGTGGTGCAGCTGCGCCGCGACGAGCGCAAGCGGGCGAAGGAGCAGGAGCGGCTGCAGGCGGTCGCGCTCTACGCTGATCGGCTCGGGGTCCAGCTCGACCTCGCGCTTTAGAAACCGGCCAGGCCCTCCCTTGCCGTCGCCGGCGGGCGGCGGAACCCTAAAACCAATCCAGCGCCAGTTGCGACGCGTCAACAGGCCCCTGGCCGGGTCGTTTACCTGATGGATCGGACCCGCCAACCAACCAATGAAACGGGAGAGTTCGACATGCGCGAAGAAGAGTCGACCGACGCAGTCACTCGGCTCACGAAAGAGCTGGAGATGTCCGATACAGCGCTGTTTGCGCAACTGCGCGAAAACCGAGTGCTAAAGGCGGCGCTTGAGGCGTCAAGAGAGGAAATCGAAAATCTGCAGGGCCTTATCGATCAACTCACGTCTGCAGATCGCGAAGTCGCTCACCGCGAGCACATTGAGGAGATGAGGCGGGACTACAGATTTAGATGCGACCAGCGCGTCGAAAAGCTCCGCGACGAGATCAGCAGCATCAAGTACGAAATGCACAAGCTGCGCCTTCGCAACGAAACGCTGATGCGAAAGAACGAGAAGCTGAACGCCCGTTGAACACCGGTCTAGCGCCCGCTCAACGTCCGTTCAACGCCCGTTCGACAGACGCTACACAAGCCGCTCACATCGCGTTCGTGCTTGACTTGAAACGCTGACGACCCGCACAAATTACGCGCCCCGCCGGGCTGGAACCGGGCGGGGCGCAACGGACTGCACCAACCAGTCCGGCCACAATGGCGCGCTGAACCTATCGCGCGCGGCGGGCCGGATCAACGCGAAAGGGCGCTGATGGACCCGCTAGTACCGCCGGAGGTCGATCTCCGGAATTTCACCTACATGCCGCTCGACGTGGTTCGGCTGCGCGACAGCGACATCGCGGGCGTCGAGGACGGCGAAGTCTTCCGCGCGGCGGTCCTCGCGTGGTGCGCCGCTTGGCATCAGGTTCCCGCCGCCAGCTTGCCCGACGACGACGCCCTGCTGGCCCGCCTGACCGGCTACGGACGCGACATGGCGACCTGGAGGCGGGTTCGCGAGGCTGGCGCGCTGCGCGGTTTTGTGCGGTGCAGCGATGGCCGTCTCTACCACCCGGTTGTGGCCGAGAAGGCGTTAGAAGCATGGGACAAAAAGGGCCGCCAAGCCGAGCGCACGCGACGCGCCACGGAGGCCGCTGCGGAGCGCGCACGGGTGCGTAGAGAATCCGTTACGGATTCCGTAACGGACTCCAAGGAGAGGAGAGGAGAGGAAAGGAATAGAGAGGAAAGAGATATCGGAGACGTCCCTCTTAGTTCTGGGGGGTCCGGGGGGACGCGCGCAGAGCGCGCCGACCGCGGGACGCGCCTGCCGGCGGACTGGGCTCCGACGGAGGATGACCGCGCGTTCGCGGCCGGCCTAGGCGTCGCGGTTGACCGCGAGGCGGCGTCGTTCCGCGACTACTGGCACGCAAAGCCCGGCGCGGACGGGCGCAAGACCAACTGGTCGGCAACCTGGCGCAACTGGGTGCGCCGGACATCGGAAAGGAAGCAGGGCAATGGCACAGGATCTCGATCTCAGTCCCGCAACGGGTTTATCGTTCTCGCTGAGCGCCTTGCTCGGGAGGATGCAGACCGAGCAGCCGGGCGCCCCGCTGGCGATTTCTTCGACCCAGAAGGCCGAGGCTGAGCGGGCTCTAGCCGCGATCGAGGCCGCCCTGCAGCCCGCGCCGCAAGCGCTGGCGCTGCGCTGGATCTCGGCGCTCGGCACCCTGACCGCGACCAAGCCGGGCGAGGCCGACGGCGATGCCAAGGCCAGGGCCTACGCGGCGATGCTGGAATATCCGGGGTCAGCGTTCAGCCGGGCGAGCCTCGACGCGGCGGCGCGCAAGTTCAGGTGGTTTCCCAGCTACGCCGAGGTCTGCGAGCACCTCGAGGCCGAGGTCGCGGCGGCGAAGGCCCAGCGCCACCAGCTGCGCCGGGCGGTCGCGCTGCCGGCGGAGGGGTCGAGGCCGGCTGGCAAGTGGTCCACGATGACCGACGAGCAGAAGGCGGAATTCGAGGCGACGATGGAGAAGTTCCGGTCCCGGTTCGCCTCGGATGCCTCGCGCGGCCCAGAGGATGGCGCAGGAACGCCGGAAGCCCGCTAACCCATGGCAGGGTAGCGGGCGACCGGCTTCCGGCGTTCCTAGGGCCGTTCTAGGCGTTTTCGGGCCGGAGATGCCTCGGCAGACGCTTGTAGGCGGTCCTGACCGCGTCCTGCCACTCTCCGGCGGTCATCAGGTCGGTGTCCGCGACGCCTCGGCGCAGAAGCACGTCGCGCAGCTGCTCGGCGTCGAGGAGGCTGGCCTCGCGCATCGCGTGGCGCAGGCGGGTGAGGCTCATGGTCGGGTGGACGCGCATGGTCAGGCCACCCGGTGCAGGCCGCCGTGCGGCACGAAGTCGTACTGCGCGCCGTTGCGACCGGTCAGGCGGTAGACATCGGGCTCGCCGCCGGGCGTCAGGATCTTGTGGGCGACCGTCAGGGTCAGGAAGCCGACCTTGACCGTGCTGCCGATCGACCATTCCTGCTTGGGCTTGCCGGTCGGGGCGAAGCGGCTCGGGCGGTAGTAGTTGGTCATCGTCGTCTCCGTGGGTTGGTTGATGCGTGGATACTGCGGGAAGGTTGCGGGGTTGAGGAGTGCGTTTCCTGCAACCCCGCTATGCGTCAGGCGAGCTCCCACTCAAAACCCTCGCCCGTGATCTTCGCGCAGCACGCGGGCAGCTCCGACTTGCGAACCGTGAACGACACCGCGCCGCCCAGGCGCTGCTTGGCGGCCTCGCTCGCGCAGCGAACGACCACCTCGGTGGCGGCGAAGTCGGAGGAGAGGATCTGGAAGTCGGCCATGTGGGCCTCCCTGGTTTGGCGCCTCGGCGCCGGTTTCGATGAAAGGAACATACACCGCCGGTGCAGGATGACCATTGCAAAGAACGCGGGGCGTTATGCGCTTGACGCATGGCTAAAATTGGCGCAATAAAATTACATGATCCAGATCGAGCGCATCGGCGTCGAGGCGCTGATCCCATATGCCCGCAACTCGCGCACCCACAGCGACGCGCAGGTAGCCCAGATCGCGGCGTCGATCCGAGAGTTCGGGTTCACGAACCCCGTTCTCGTGGACGAAGCGAATGGCATCATCGCGGGCCATGGCCGCGTCCTGGCGGCCCGCAAGCTGAAGATGCCGGATGTGCCGGCGATCCGGCTTTCGCACCTGACCGAGGCGCAGAAGCGAGCCTACGTCATCGCGGACAACAAGCTAGCGCTTAACGCCGGCTGGGACATCGAACTGCTGCGGCTGGAGATCAACGACCTGCGCGGCCTGGAGTTCGACGTGGCGCTGACCGGCTTCTCGACCGAGGAGCTCGACGCGCTGATGGCCGCGCCGGGAACCGAGGGCCTGACCGATCCCGATGCAATCCCAGAGGCGCCAGAGCAGCCGATCGCGGTGCCGGGCGACGTGTGGCTACTGGGGCGGCACCGGCTGGTCTGCGGCGACTGCACCGATCCGCTTGCGGTCGAAAAGGCGTTGAGCGGCGTCAAGCCGCACCTGATGGTCACCGACCCGCCTTACGGCGTCGAGTACGACGCCAACTGGCGAAACGAAGTCGATCGCAAGAACGGCAAGCCCTACGGCGCTCGCGCCGTAGGAAAGGTCAAGAACGACGACAAGGCCGACTGGCGCGAAGCATGGGCGCTGTTCCCCGGTGATGTTGCCTATGTCTGGCATGCGGGAAACATGGCGCACGTTGTGGCCGAAAGCCTGATGGCCTGTGATTTGGGCATTCGCGCGCAGATTATTTGGGCGAAGAGCCAGTTCGTGATCGGCAGAGGCGACTACCATCCGCAGCATGAGCCTTGCTGGTACGCCGTTCGAAAGGGCCGCAAGGGCCATTACGACGGCGGCCGAAAACAATCGACGCTGTGGCAGATCGACAAGCCCCGCAAGTCTGAGACTGGCCACAGCACGCAGAAGCCCGTCGAGTGCATGAAGCGCCCCATTGAGAACAACTCCTCGCCGGGGCAGGCGGTCTACGAGCCGTTCAGCGGGTCAGGCACCACCATCATCGCCGCCGAGATGACGGGCCGCGCGTGCCACGCGATCGAGCTCAATGCGGCCTATGTCGATGTCGCAGTGAAGCGCTGGCAGGAGTTCACCGGGCAGGCTGCGACTCTGGAGGGCGATGGCCGCAGCTTCGCTGACATGGCGACCGAGCGATGCAAAGCCGACGCATGAGCGCAATCGAAGCCGTGGCGAACGTCGCCATCGGCTATTTGGTCGCGGTCGCTGCCAACGCGGTGGTGCTTCCGTTGTTCGGCCTGCACCCGACCGCCTTCGACAGCTTCGCGATCGGCGCGCTGTTCACCGCGATCTCGCTGGCGCGGTCCTACGTCCTGCGCCGTCTTTTCAACCGCATCAGGAGCGCATAGGTTATTCGCATGGTGATGCCCGCGCACAAGCCGACGGAAGAGCGTCGCAAGCAGGTCGAACAGGCCTCCGGCCTCGGCCTGCCGCATGACCAGATCGCCGCGCTGATCGGCATCAGCGACGAGACGCTCCGCAAATACTACAAGACCGAGCTTGCGGTTGGTAAGGCCAAGGCCAGCGCGCAGGTCGCCAAAACGCTGTTCAACAAGGCCGTCATCCAGGGCGACACCACCGCGATGATCTGGTGGACGAAGGCGCAGATGCGCTGGGCCGAGACGCAGCGCCACGAGAACAGCGGCCCCGAAGGCGGCCCGCAGCGCATCATCTACGAGTGGGGCGAGCCGACGTGACCGAGCTGCGCGATGCGCGCGTTCGGATGCCGTACAACCCGCGCAAAGCGTTCATGCCGTTCCACCGCCGCAGCCACCGCTGGGCCTGCCTCGTCGCCCATCGGCGCGCGGGCAAAACTGTGGCCGCCATCAACGACCTGATCCGCGCCGCGATCACCGCGCGCCAGCCTCACGCGCACTACGCCTACGTCGCGCCGTTCCGCTCGCAGGCCAAGTCGGTCGCCTGGGACTATCTGAAACGGTACGCCGAGCCAGCGACCGCGGGCGTCAACGAGGCCGAGCTGCTTCTGACGACGCGCACCGGGGCCAAGATCCAGCTGTTCGGCGCGGACAACGCCGACGCGATGCGCGGCCTCGGGTTCGACGGCGCGTATCTGGACGAGTACGGCGACTTCCGCCCGAGCGTCTGGGGCAACGTCATCCGTCCGACGCTCTCGGACCGGCAGGGCTGGGCGGTTATCGGCGGCACGCCGAAAGGGCGCAATCAGTTCCACGAGGCCGTAGAAGTCGCGCAGAGATCTCCGGACTGGTTTTTCCTGCGCCTGCGGGCCAGCGACAGCGGCATCCTGCCGGAAACCGAACTCCACGCGCTCCGCGCGCAGCTGACGCAGGACCAGTACGACCAGGAGTACGAGTGCTCGTTCGACGCGGCCATCCTCGGCGCGTTCTACGGTGTAGAGATGCGCGAGGCCCTCGACGCTGGCCGCATCCGATCGGTCCCGCACGACCCGGCGCTGCCGGTCTACACCGCGTGGGACATCGGCTGGCGCGACGACACCGCCATCTGGTGGTGGCAGGTCGCCGGCGGCGAGATCCACGTCATTGACCACCACGCCTCGAGCGGCTCGACCATCGCGGAGCTGGCCGAGATCGTCGCGGGACGCCCGTATCGCTACGGCAAGCATTACCTGCCGCACGACGCGCGGGCGAAGACGCTGGCCTCGGGCGGTCGCAGCGTGGTCGAGCAGCTGGCCGCGCTGCTAGGCGGGATCGGGATGTTCAACATCGTGCCAGACCTAGGCGTGCAGGACGGCATCCAGGCCGTGCGCCTCATGCTGCCGCGCGTCTGGTTCGACGACGAGCGGTGCCACGAAGGCATCGAGGCGCTGCGCCAGTACCAGCGCGAGTACGACGAGGACAAGCGCGCCTTCCGCGCCGCGCCGCGACACGACTGGACGAGCCACAGCGCGGACGCCTTCCGCATGATGGCGATCGCGTGGCGCGAGGAGCCGCGGGTCGAGCCGCCGCGCAGTGATCGGCCACTATTGATAGGGCCTGACAACTCGGCTACCCTCAACGACATGTGGGCCGCGTCGGCAGCCCGATCTCGGAGCGCGCGCATATGAGCGACAGCGAGTACCACGCCGCAATGGGCGAGTTCGCGGGGCACATGCTCTGCACCGCCGTCGCCGCGCACTTCATGCACTGGTCGACCGACAGCTACGCCGCGCACAAGGCCCTAGGCGAGTACTACGAGGCGATCCCCGGCCTCGTCGACACCGTCGTCGAGAGCTATCAGGGCTGCTACGGGCTCGTCGGCAAGTTCGTCGCGCGCATGGACAATCCCCGCGGCAAAGGCGTCGAGGCCATGGTCGACTATTTCCGCGACCAGAAGGACTACGTCGAGAAGCAGCGCAAGAAGCTGCCCGATCGCAGCGAGCTGCAGAACGACATCGACGCCATCGCGTCGCTGATCGACAGCACGCTCTACAAGCTCCGTTTCCTGTCCTGAGGAGGCCCGAATGGCCGGCGTGAATAACCCCTACCGCTACGCCTACGAGGCCGTCGCCGCCTCGCAGACGGATCAGGCGCTCGGCGCGACCGGCGCGACCGGCGACTACCTGCACCGCCTTCTGATTTCCGTCACGACGGCATCGACCGCCTCGGTCACGCTGAAGGACGGTTCCACGACCATCTTCGCGACGCCCGCGGCAACGCCGATCGGCGTCTACAGCATCGAGGTCAACGCGGTGTCGCGAAACGGCGCGTGGAATGTGACCACGGGATCGAACGTCACGGCTGTCGGCGTCGGCGTCTTCGCGTAGTGTCATGAACAAGCCCGGCCTCTATGCCAACATCCTCGCCAAGCAAGAGCGCATCAAGGCGGGCTCCGGCGAGAAAATGAAGCGCCCTGGCGAGAAGGGCCGGCCGACCGCGGCAGACTTCAAGCAGGCGGCCAAGACCGCAAAGCCGGAGAACAAGCGATGAGCGCGGCGTGGCAGCGCAAGGAGGGCAAGAACCCTGCCGGCGGCCTCAATGCCAAGGGCCGCGCCAGCTACAAGGCCCAGACCGGCGGCACGCTCAAGCCACCCGTGAAATCGGGTGACAACCCGCGCCGCGCCTCGTTCCTCGCTCGCATGGGCAACATGCCCGGGCCGATGGAGAAGAACGGCAAGCCGACCCGCCTTGCGCTCGCGCTGCGCGCATGGGGCGCCTCTTCGAAGGCCGACGCGAAGGCCAAGGCCCGCGCCATCAGCGCGCGAAACAAGGAGTGACGCCGATGGCGATGAGCCGCGAAGAACAGGACGCCTTCGACCGCCGGATGGCGGGCATCATGGACCCGATGCTGCGCCCCGAGGGCACCGCGGGCGGCCCTGTCCGCAGCTACAGCTTCAGCGACTTGCGCCGCATGCTCGGGTTCGGCGGTAGCCCGGCCATGTCGCCCGCCGAGGCAACCGACGCCGCGCAGATGTACGAGCGCCTGCCCAACGCCGCCCTTCCTCCGACGCCGCCCGGCGACTACGACGCGCCGTCGCCGTCGATCCCGTACATGCCCAGCATCGACCCGCGTGGCGCGGCGGCCCCGATCCCGGCCCCGCCACGTCCCGCCGCCCCGCCCCGCCCGCGCCTGCCGGTGATGCAGGGTCTGCCGACAAACGAGGCGGACTTCGTGCCGCCGCGCGTCGACACGTTCGGCGGCGTGACGCCGGCGGACATAGCGGCGATGCCGATGGCGCGCCCCATGCCAGTTGATCCAATCGGCCCGCCGCCGGCGCGCCCGGTCGCAGCTCGCGGTCGCCCGTCGCCAGCCGATCTGGCCCGGGCGCTACGCGAGTCCGACGAGCGGTTCGCGCGCAGCACCGCGCCGCGATGATCTCGATCGCCACCGTCCTGCGATCCGGCGGAGATTACCGCCCCGAGCATGTCCGCGCCTTGGCCGACATGTGCGCGCGTTTTGCGCCGGCGCACCGTTTCGTGGTGCTGACCGACACCTGCTACGCGTTCGCCGAGGACGACGACATCGAGGCCCGGCCGTTGCGCCGCGATTGGCCCGGCTGGTGGGCGAAGATGGAGTTGTTCGAGCTGCCCGGCCCGGTCCTGTATTTCGACCTCGACACCGTGCTCTGTCGCGACATCCAGCCGCTGGTCGAGCTAGTGCGCCACGACGCATTCGTGATCCTGCGCGACTTCTACCGCGGCCGCAGCAACCGCAACGCCATGCAATCGTCGATGATGTGGTGGGATGGCGACCTGTCGAGGCTGACCGCAGAGTTTGAGGCTGACCCTCGGTATCACCTCGGCGGCGACCAGGAATGGTTGGAACAGCATTACGCCGGCGAGCTGGCGTTTTGGCAGGACGTCGCGCCGCGCGCGATCGGCAGCTTCAAGGCTAGCCCGCGCACCAAGAACGAGCGCGTCATCATCTTCCACGGCCAGCCGCGTCCGTGGCAGCAGACCGAGGTGCCATACCATGCAGCGGCGTGAAGGCTGGCTCGTCCCCGACGCGGACCAAGTCGCGTTGGAGATCATCCTGCGCGAGGTCGAGGATCTCGACACCGACATCCTGCCGCGCACCGATGGCAGGCGCACCGTTGTGCAGGCCGGTGGCAACATCGGCATCTGGCCGGTCGCGCTCGCCCGGCACTTCAACTGCGTCGTGACCGCCGAGCCCGACGAGTTCAACCACGCCGCGCTGATGGCGAACCTCGATGAGCGCCTGCAGCGCGGGGCGCGGGTCATGGCCTATCGCGGCGCATTCGGCGCGCAGCCCGGCACCGGCGCGATGGACCGCTTCGACCCGCACAACGTCGGCGCGCACAGGGTCAAGGACGGCTCCGAGTTCTCGATCATGCGGATCGACAGCCTCGAGATCGACGACTGCGACTTGCTCTGCCTCGACGTGGAGGGCTACGAACACGCCGCGGTCCTCGGCGCGGAGCGGACGATCAAGCACTCCTGGCCGACCATCGTGCTGGAGCTGAAGGGCCTCGGCGAGCGCTACGGCGTGACCGACGTCGACACCATCACCATGCTGGCGGATTGGGGCTATATGATCGCCGGGCATGTCCATCGCGACGTCATCTTCCGCAGGAGGCCGTGATGGCCGACGCCCAGCCGACCGGACTGCAGAAGTACCTGCAGGCGATCTCGACCTACGAGCGCGAGTTCGAGCGCTGGCAGAAGCGTGCGACCAAGATCATCAAGCGGTACCGCGACGACATGCGGACGCAGTCGGGCAACGAGACCGTCAAGTTCAACATCCTCTGGTCGAACGTCCAGACGCTTATCCCCGCGGTCTACGCCAAGCTGCCAAAGGCCTCGGCGGCCCGGCGCTTCGGTGACAACGACCAGGTCGGTCGCGTGGCGGCGCAGCTGATCGAGCGCGCCCTAGACTATGAGATCGAGCACTACCCCGATTTCCGCGCGACGATGCGCTACGCCGTCGAAGACCGCTTCCTCGGCGGCCGCGGCGTCGCGTGGGTCCGCTATGAGCCGCATGTGCGCGCGCAGGAACTCGGCATGCCCGAGGACGGCCCGCAGGTCACCGAGGACGTCGACGAGGACGGCAACCAGCCCGAGCCCGCCGGCGTGCCCGAGGAAATCGAGTACGAGTGCGCGCCGGTGGACTACGTCCACTGGAAGGACTTCGGCCATTCGTCGGCCAGGACATGGGAAGAGGTCACGCAGGTCTGGCGCTGGGTCTACATGACCCGCGAGGCGCTGGTCGAGCGCTTCGGCGAGGAGATGGGCCGCAGGATCCCGCTCGACAGCGGACCCGACAACCTCGACGGCCCTAACAAACAGCGCGAGGGCACGCGCGCAAAGATCTGCGAGTTGTGGGACCGCGAGACGCAGAAGGTCTACTGGATCAATAAGAGCATGGCGCAATTCGTCGACGAGCGCGACGACCCGCTGGAGCTGGAGGGCTTCTACCCCTGCCCGCGCCCGCTCTACGCCACGACGACGTCCGACACCCTCGTCCCGGTGCCAGACTTCCTGCTCTATCAGGATCAAGCCAACGAGCTGGACATCCTGTCCGACCGCATCGACGGGCTCGTGAAGGCGCTGCGCATGCGCGGCGTCTACGATGCCTCGCAGCCTGCCCTGCAGCGCCTCCTGACCGAGGGCGACAACAACGCGCTGATCCCGGTCGACAAGTGGATGGCATTTGGCGAGAAGGGCGGCCTCAAGGGCTCAATCGACCTCCTGCCGCTCGACACCCTCGCCCAGTGCCTGCTGCAATGCTACGCGGCGCGCGAGCAGATCAAGGCGCAGATCTACGAGATCACCGGCATTTCGGATATCATCCGCGGCCAGACCGCCGCGTCCGAGACCGCGACCGCGCAGCAGATCAAGGGCCAGTACGCTGGCCTGCGGCTGCGTTCGATGCAGGAGGAGGTCGCCCTCTTCGCGTCGGAGCTGATCCGCCTCAAGGCGCAGATCATCTGCCAGCTGTTCCAGCCGCAGACCATCCTCCAGTACGCCGCCGCGCAGCAGATGTCGCCGGCCGACCAGCAATTGATCCCCCAGGCGCTGCAACTGCTGGCCGACAAGCCGCTGCGGAACTTCCGCATCGAGGTCGCGTCCGACAGCCTCGTTCAGATTGACGAGGCGCAGAACAAGCAGGACCGGCTGGAGTTCGTGCAGGCCTATGGCGGTTTCCTTGAAAAGGCGCTGCCGGTCGTCCAGCAGGTGCCGCAGGCCGCGCCGATCGTCATCGAGCTGATGAAGTACGGCATCGGCGCGTTCAAGCAGGCCGAGCCGATCGAAGGCACGCTCGACCGCATGCTGGAGCAGATCACCCAGCAGCAGCAGGTCGACGCCGGCGCCCAGCCGCCGCCCGACCCCGAGATGGTCAAGGCGCAAATGCAGCAGCAGGCCGAGGCCGCGCGCATGCAGGCCGAGCAGCAGAAGGCGCAGTTCGACGCGCAGATGCAGCAGGCCAAGCTGCAGGCCGATATGCAGATCGAGCAGATGAGGGCCCAGGCGCAGGCTGCCATCGAAGAGCAGCGCCAGCGTTTCGAGGCTGCTCTGAAGGCCGAGGAGCTTGCCCAGCGCGCCGAGCTGGAGCGGCACAAGGCGCAACTCGACGCCGATACCAAGATCCTCGTGGCGCGTATCGGCGCGGCGGGGGCGGATGTCCCGGCGATCGACGCGGTCAACGATATCACTAACCGCATGGCGACCGGCATGTCCGAGGACGTGCGCTCGATGATTCAGGCGATGGCGCAGGACAGCGCCCAGCGCGAGCAGCAGCTGCTGGGGCTCATGCAGGCGCTGATGCAGGCCATGGCCGCCCCGAAACGCATCGTCCGCGGCCCGGATGGCAGGGCAATGGGCGTTGAAGTTGGCGCATGATCGGCATCTGGGACGCCGGGCGATGGGACGAGGCGACGTGGGGTGACTCGCCGTACATAGTCGTCGACGACACCCATGATGGCGAATACCGCGCCAAGAAGCTGCGCGAAGAGCGGGACGCTACCGATCAGCGCCGGCAGCGCGTCCTGGCGCTGTACGAGCGCATCGTCGAGGGCAAGCAGTCGCTGCCCGATGCCGCGGAATACGTCGTCACGCGCGCGGTCGAGGCCGCAGGGGTCGAGGCCCGCGCCGACATACTGAAGGCCCCGAGGATCGACCTCGGCCGCATCATGGCTGGATTGGAGCGCGCCTCCGCAATCCAGCGCGACATGCAACTGGAGGCCGACGACGAGGAGGTGATGTTGCTGCTATGAGGACGCGATACGTCTGGCGCGACGGCGAGATGATCGAGATCGCGGTCGCCACGCCCGGTGCCGAGCCGAAGATCCAGATCGTTTCCGACATCGGCGGCTACAAGTCGATGGCGGATGGCTCGTGGATCAGCAGCCGTTCGCAGCACCGCGAGCATCTGAAGAGGCACAACTGCTTCGAGGTGGGCAACGAGATGCCCAAGGCGAGGCAGCCGATCACGACGAACCGCGAGCAGCGCATCAAGCGCCTGCGCGAACAGTTGTGGAACATGACCGATCGGCAGGCGGACAAGATCCTGACCGACCTGCGGTCGCAGACCCGGAGATGACATGAACGGTGAGATCCAGAAGGTAGACAGCGACAGCCGCAAGGAGCTGCTTGCGGAACAGTTCAACGCGATCGAGGCGGAAGCGCCCGCGCCCGAGGCCGCGCCCGAGCCGGCCTCCGAGGCCGAGGCAGCGCAGTCCGCCGCTGACCGCGCGCGCGACGCCTCGGGCCGCTTCGCCAAGGCCGAGGCTGCCGCCAAGGCCCCGAAGGCCGCGCCCGCTGGGCCGCAGGCCACCGCGGGCGAGGCGACCGAGGCCGTGGAGGAGCCCGTCTGGCGCCGGCCGCCGCAGTCGTGGAAGAAGGAGATGCACGACTTCTGGTCCAAGGCGGACCCGCGGCTGCAGGAGTACGCCTACCAGCGCGAGGAGCAGATGCGCGCCGGCATCGAGCCGATCCGCTCGAAGGCCGAGTTCGCGGACAAGGTCAACGAGGCGATCGCGCCCTACATGGACACGATCCGCGGCCTCGGCATCGACCCGCCGCAGGCGATCCGCGCGCTCATGGAGGCGGACAACATCCTCCGCTCGTCGCCCCCTCAGGACAGGCTCAACTATTTCCATTCCCTCGCCCGGTCCTACGGCATAGACTTGACCGCGCAGGGTCAGCCCGCCCCACAGGCCCCGGTCGATCCCAGCTTCGTGGCGCTTCAAAACGAACTCGTGAAGATTCGTGGCGAGGTGACCGGCTGGAAGCAGGCGCAGGAAGAGGCGGCCAATGCCGTGCTTCTTGACGAGGTGCAGCAGTTCTCCGCGAAGGCAGAGCATTTCGAGGCCGCGAGGCCGACGATGATTCAGCTCTTACAGAGCGGTGTCGCGACCACGCTGGAAGACGCATACGACAAGGCCCTTCGTCTCGATCCCGAGCTGTTCGCGGCATCGCAGCAGGCCCAACAGGCCGCAGCCGCAGCGCAGCGCAAGGCATCCGCAGACAAGGCGGCGAAAGCCGCCAGGGCAGCCGCGGTATCGGTTCGGTCCTCCACACCCGGGGCGCCCTCCGCCGCCAAGGCAGCCGACCGCCGGTCCCTTCTCGCCGAGCAATTCGACGGGATGTCCGACCGGCTCTGACCCCAACCCTCTGTAAGGAGTGCCATTCATGGCGTTCGCGAACAGTTCGATCAGCGATATCATCGCGACGAACATCCAGTCGCGTTCCGGCGAGCTCGCCGACAACGTGACCAACAACAACGCGCTGCTGCGTCGCCTCAAGGAGCGCGGCAACGTGAAGACCTTCTCGGGCGGTAACGTGATCCTTCAGGAGATCATGTACAACGACAGCTCGACGAACAACACGAACTCCTACTCGGGCTACGAGGTGCTCAACGTCTCGCAGAACTCGCCGATCTCCGCGGCGCAGTTCTCGATCACGCAGTACGCCTCGGCAGTCTCGATCTCGGGCCTGGAGATGATCCAGAACTCGGGCAAGGAGGCGATCATCGACCTGCTGGATGGCCGCATGGCTGTTGCGGAGGCGCAGCTCGCCAACCGCATCGGCGGCGACATCTACCTCGATGGCACCGGCAACTCGGGCAAGAACATCACCGGCCTCGCGGCCGCGGTGCCCGACAGCCCGGCGACCGGCACGTACGGCGGCATCAGCCGCGTGTCGTGGTCGTTCTGGCGCTCGGTCGCCTTCTCGGGCGTGACAAACGGCGGCTCGGCCACGACGGCGTCCAACATCCAGCAGTACATGGATTCGGTCGCCGTGCAGCTGATCCGTGGCACCGACAAGCCCGACCTGATCGTCGCGGACAACAACTACTACCGGCTCTATCTGCAGTCTCTGCAGTCGATCCAGCGCATCTCGGACAGCGGTTCGAGCATGGCTGGCGCGGGCTTCGCGTCGCTCAAGTACTACGGCGCGGGCATGGCCTCCGATGTCGTCCTCGACGGCGGCATCGGCGCGGCGGCGACGGCGAACCACATGTGGTTCCTCAACACCAAGTACCTGCACTTCCGCCCGCATGCCGACCGGAACTTCGTGCCGATCGGGGGCGAGCGTCAGGCGGTCAACCAGGACGCCATCGTCAAGCTGATCGGCTGGGCCGGCAACCTCACCAGCAGCGGGCCGCAGTTCAGCGGCGTGCTGATCGCCTAAGGAGGGCCAGAAAATGACCTACTCCGTCGAAAACCGTCTGGGCCTTCTGTCGATCGACCAGACCGACGCCGGCGAAACGATGGCGAACGGCACGTCCGCCATCCCGACCCCGCCGGCGACGCTCGGCATGGTCGTGCGCGGCTACGATCCGACCTACGGCGAGGGCGAGTTCATCCTCCTCCTCGGCGTGGCATCGACCGAAGTCGGCTCGCTCGTGTCGTACAACGCGACGACCTACCAGACCGCGCTGGCCGCCAACACGGCGAACCTCGCGGGCCCGGTGGCCGTGGCGATGTCGGCCAACGGTGCCGGCTCCTTCGGCTGGTACCAGATCGGTGGCCTCGCGGTCATGAAGAAGACCGCCGTCGCCGTGAACCCGCAGGTCGCCATCTACCAGTCCGCCACGGTGGGCCGCGTGATGCCGACCGTCGCGACCGGCAAGCAGCTGCTCGGGGCTCGCTCCGCGAACCTCGCGACGGTGGCGTCCGGTGTCTCGACGGTGATCGTCTCGATCAACCGTCCGCACAAGCAGGGTCAGATCATCTGACCAACTGGGGGCGGCGGGCTCGCGCTCGCCGCCCTCTTCTTCCTCGGGAGCATTCATGGCGCTTCCGTCGCGCGTCTTGAACTCGGGCGTCACCTCGTTGACCACCGCCGCAATCTGCGGCGAGGGCGCGTCAGCGGTGTCGGCAGCCGGATCGACATCCAGCGACGCGACCGCGCTGACCAGCATCTACAACCGGGTCTCGACCGTCGCCGCAGGCGCTGGCGTGAAGCTGCCGCCTTGCGAGATGGGCGCGACGATCTGGGTGACGAACCCGACGGCAACGTCCCTTACGGTCTATCCGTTCGACGCCGGCACGACCATCGGCGGCACTTCATCGCTTGCGGTGGTCAGCAATTCGTCGGCGTGCTTTTTTGCCGTCAGCAACACGCGGTGGGAGCATCTGCAGGGCTATGGCGGCGCCCAGGCGCAGGCCGCCTACGGCGCGTTTTCGTCGACCGCTACGCAGAACGCGGCAACGATCAACACCGCCTATCCCGTAACGCTCAACACGACCGCCGAGGCGTACCTTGTCAGCATCGGCAGCCCGGCTTCGCGGGTCGTGTGCTCGCAGGCCGGGGTCTACAATTTCCAGTTCAGCATCCAGCTCGACAAGACCGCGGCTTCGACGGCTGCCGTCTATATCTGGTACAGGGTCAACGGGTTCGACATCGCCAACAGCGCGACGAAGGTCGCCGTTAACGGCAGCGACGCCGAGACCGTCGCGGCATGGAACTTTGTGCAGGAAATGAGCGCAGGCGACTACTTCGAGCTCGTCTGGTCAACCGACGACACCAACTGCTTCATCGCGGGCTTCGCGGCGTCTCCGCCCGTTCCCGCGATCCCCTCGGTAATCCTGACTGCGGTGCAGGTCCGATGATCGTTGCCGACAACCTCGACCAGACGCTGCCGATCGTCTGCAACACCGCCGACGACCGCATCCGCGCGAACGTCCTGGCGGCCTGCAAGCTGCCGCTGCCGTGGCTGGATCTGGTCGAGGCGCTTGACCGGCCTGCCATCGTGGTCGGCGGTGGCCCGTCGATGCGGCCCCTGCTGCCGATGATCCGCGCGCTGCGCGACGGCGGGGCCGAGGTCTACGCCACGAACGGCACGGTGCGGCTGCTGCACTCGGCTGGCGTGACGGCCAATTTCCACGTCCTGCTGGACGCCCGGCCCGAGAACGTCGCCTTTGTCGATGGTCCCAAGGCTCAGCACTACCTGATCGCCAGCCAGTGCCACCCGCTGCTGTTTGCGGCCATTGCCGGGCATCCGCAGACGCTCTGGCACCCGGCCTACCCCGAAATCGACGAGTGGATCGGCCGCCGCGAGGCGGTCCTGATCGGCGGCGGCACGACGGTCGGCCTGCAGGCCCTGTCGATCGCCTACGCGCTCGGTCACCGCAAGATCCACCTTTTCGGCTTCGACAGCAGCTACTCCGAGGCCGGCGACGGCCATGCCTACGCCCAGGCGCTGAACGATGACGACGATCGGCAGGAATACCGGGTCGGCGACAGGCGCTTCATCGCTGCGCCATGGATGGTTCGGCAGGCGGTGGAGTACCAGACGGCCGCGCGTCAATTGTGCGAAGGCGATGCGGAGTTGTATGTTCACGGGACGGGGCTTCTCCCGACCGTTGCCGCCCTCATGGGCAAGGAAAGGAACTGACTATGCCGATCCCCTCTCGCGTGCTGGCCTCGGGCAATTCGGGCCTCGCCACGACCTCCATCTGCGGTGACGGCGCCACCGGCCTGACGGCCACGGGCACGACCGCCGCCGACGCGCTGCAGCTCTCCGCGGTCTGGAATACCGTCGCGACCACGGCGGCATCGACTGGCGTCAAGCTGCCGCCAACGGAAGCCGGCGCGGTCGTCTGCGTCTACAACGCGGGCGCCAGCACGCTGACCGTCTACCCGGCCACCGGCTCGACGATCAACGCCGGCGCGTCCTCGCTCAGCGTCACCGCCACCACGCGCGTCCTGTTCATCGCGACGTCCGCGACGACCTGGATCAGCATCGCGGGCGCCTGATCATGCCGCTCGACAGCGACGACGCGAACGCGGACGCCAAGCTCCATGTGGAGTTCTATACCCACAAGGAGATGGGGCGTCCGTTCATCCGCATCATGGTGCCCGGCGACACGACGAACATCATCGACCAGCCGGTGCGCGACGACCACAAGGCTCGGTTCCCGCGCCAGTGGCTGCACTTCCAGATGCAGAACGAGAACGGCGACATCCCCGGCACGAAGCTGGAGGACTGGCACCACGCCGCGCCCGGCGACATCACCGACGGGCAGGTCGCGGAGCTGCAGATCCTCAAGTTCCGCACCGTGGAGCAGGTGGCCACGGCCAGCGACGCGCAGGTGATGCGGGTCGGCATGGGTGGCGTCGGCCTTCGGCTCAAGGCGCAGGCGTTCCTGCGGATGAAGAGCGAAAGCACCGCGAATGCGGAGCTGGCCGAGGCCAAGGCGCAGCTCGCGGCGCTGCAGGCCCAGGTCGCGCAGCTGATCGAAGCCAAGGGCGAGGGACCGCGTCGCGGGCGTCCGCCGATGGACAGGAGCGCCTGACATGGGCTCGACGATGGTTCAGCTTGTCCAGCAGGTCTGCAACGAGCTGGGCCTCGTCTCGCCGTCTACCGTGGCCGGGAACAACTCGCAGGACGTCATCCAGACGTTGGCGCTGATGAACGCGAGCGGCTACGAGCTGCTCAAGCGTCACGACTGGCGCGAGCTGACCCGGCCGCACCGCTTCACCGTCCAATACCTGACGACGACCGGCACATGGACGACCTCGTCGCCGCAGGTGACCGGCATCCCCGACACCACGGGCCTCGACTCGACCTACATGGCCGTCGGCACGGGCATCAACCAGGACACGTTCATCGAGACCGTCGACAGCGGCACGCAGGTCACGCTGAACCAGAACCCGGGCGGCCCGGGCACCGCGGCAAGCATCACCTTCGCCAAGACCAAGTACTCGTTGCCGGCCGACTACGACGCGCTGGTACCGCGAACGCAGTGGGACAAGTCGAAGCGCTGGGAGATGCTTGGCCCCGAGAGCCCGCAGCAGTGGGAATGGCTGCTGTCGGGCTACATCTCGACTGGCCCGCGCATCCGCTGGCGCCTCTACGGCGCGTACTTCCAGATCTGGCCGGCCACCACGACCGCCGAATACCTCGGCTTTGAGTACAGGTCGAAGGGCTGGGCGCTGTCGTCCTCGGGCGCGATCAAGAACAGCTTCACGGCTGACGACGACACCTGCATCTACCCGGACCGCGTCATGGTCCTCATGACGAAGCTGAAGTATTTCGAGGCCAAGGGCTTCGATACCACGGCGCTCTATCGCGACTTCCTGCGCGAGCTGGAGACGGCGATGGCGCAGGACATGTCGGCCGCCAACCTGTCCTTCGCGCCGCGCCCGGGCACGGTGCTGATCGGCTACGACAACATCCCGGACAGCGGTTACGGGTCGACCTGAGATGGTCCGGCCCGCCCCAGTCTTGCGTGCCGCAAAGCAAGCCAGCGCGCGCGTCGCGTCGATCCCGTCTCCGATCGGCGGGTGGAATGCGCGCGACAGCCTTGCGAACATGAAGCCCACCGATGCGGTGACGCTGACCAACTACTTCCCGACCGCCACCAACGTCGTCTTGCGTGGCGGTTACCAGAAGCACGCGACCGGCCTGCCGGGTCAGGTCGAGACGCTGATGCCGTACAACGGCGCAACGACGCAGTCGCTGTTCGCGATCTCCAGCAACTCGATCTACAACGTCACCAGCGCCGGCGCGGTAGGCGCTGCGGTGGTCAGCGGCTTGACCAATAGTCGATGGGAAAGCACCAACGTCGCGACGCCAGGTGGCAACTTCCTGTACGCGGTCAGCGGCGGCAACAACCCGCTGCTCTACGATGGCTCGACCTGGACGGCCATCACCGGAGCTTCGACGCCCGCGATCACCGGGGTCACGACCAGCGAGCTGGACAACGTCTGCCTATTCAAGAACCGGTTGTGGTTCATCCAGCGCAACACGCTGAAGGCATGGTACCTGCCAACCCAGTCGGTGGGCGGCGCTGCGCAGGTGCTTGACTTGTCATCGGTGGCGCGCAAGGGCGGATACCTGCTCGCGATCGGCGTCTGGACTATCGACGCCGGCTTCGGCCTCGACGACAACCTCGTGTTCGTGACGACGCAGGGCGAAATCATCATCTACCGCGGCACCGACCCGTCGAACATCTCGACGTGGTCGCTGGTCGGCGTCTGGGCGATGGGCTCGCCGATGGGCAAGCGGTGCTTGGCGAAGTTCGCCGGCGATCTGGCATACATCGCCTTCGATGGCCTGTTCCCGCTCTCGCAGGCGCTACAGAGCGCGCGCGTGGCGCCCGAGAGTGTCGCGCTGACCAACAAGATCCAGGGCGCCTTCGCAGCTGCAACGGCCGCCTATTCCGGCTCGTTCGGATGGGAAATCTGCGTGGCGCCCAAGTTCAACGCCGTGATCGTCAACATCCCTGTCGGCGTTGGGTCTCAGCAGCAGTACGTCATGAACACCATCGTCCAGAGCTGGTGCAACTTCACTGGCTGGAACGCCAACACGTTCTGCTTGCACAAGCAGGATCTGTTCTTCGGCGGCACGGACTACGTCGCCAAGGCATGGACCGACGACCATTCGGATGACGGCGCCGCCATCTCGGCAGGCGCGCTGCAGGCGTTCAACTACTTCGGGTCGCGCGGCCAGAAGAAGATCTTCACCCGCGCGAGGCCGAACCTGTTCGCAGATGGCCAGCCGGCAGTCTTTGTCGGCATGAACATCGACTTCCAGGTCAACGACACCTCGGCGCCGCTGGCCTATCTGCCGCAAACCAGCGCGGTTTGGGATACGTCGCTCTGGGACAACGGAACGTGGGGCGCCGGGCAGAACATTTCGGTGAACTGGCAGGGTGTCACGGGCGTCGGCTACTGCGGGTCGGTCAACTTCCGCTCGGCGTCGAAGGGCCTGTCGCTGGAATGGGCCGCAACCGACGTCGTCTTCATGCCCGGCTGGAACGGCATATGATCGTCGCTGGACCGGTTGTCGGCCATTGGGTCATGGACCGCATTGGCGGATTCTTCGATCCGGTTTGCATGTCGGCAATAGGCTGGGAGAGCGATGGGCGGCTGACCGCGGGCGCCTCGTACCGTGACTGGAACGGCGCATCTATCGAAGGCCAGATTGCGGCCGACAGGCCATTGACGCGCGGCTTTCTGTTGGCGATCTTCGACTATCCGTTTTGCCAGTTGGGCGCGCGCAAGATTGTCGCGACGACCTCCGCGGACCACATCCGCAGCATCCGACTTTTGCGCCGCCTCGGTTTTGTCGAGGAGGCCTGCCTGCGTGATGCCGCGCCGGGCGGCGACCTGATCATCTACACCATGCGGCGGGAGACCTGCCGCTTCCTTGGAGACAGCCATGGGCAAGAAAGCGTCCGCACCTCCGGCCCCTGACTATGCCGGCGCCGCCAAGGCGCAGGGCGCGGCGAACGTCGAGGCCGCGCGCGCCTCGGCCATGCTGTCGAACCCCAACATCTACGGCCCGCTCGGCAGCCAGACGGTGACCTATCAGGGCGACATCCCGACCGTCACGCAGACCCTGACGCCCGAGGCGCAGGCGACGCTGCAGGCGCAGCAGCAAGTGGACCGCCGCCTCGCTGAGCTAGGACTGCAAGGCGTCCAGACCGCGGAGCGGACGCTTTCGACCCCGTTCCAGACCGGCACGGGAGAGCTCAACACCGTGTTTGACCTGTCGGGGCTGCCGCGCGCCCCGGTCAACGCCGGGACGACCGCGCAGGAAGCGATCATGGCGAGGCTGGAGCCCCAGATCCAGCGGTCGCGCGCGCAGCTAGAGACGCAGCTCGCCAACCAGGGGCTGGCGCGCGGCGGCGAGGCGTACAACGCCGCCATCCGCGAGCAGCAGCAGCAGGAGAACGACCTGCGCTCGCAGGCGGCGCTGCAGGGCATCGGCCTCGACACGCAGGCTCGCGCGCAGGCGGCGTCGGAACAGCAGGCGGCGATGGGTTTCGAGAACCAAGCGCGCGCGCAGGCGCTGCAGCGCGAGCTGGCGCTGCGGTCGGTCCCGCTGAACGAGATCATCGGCCTGATGGGCGGCTCGCAGATCCAGATGCCGCAGTTCGGCGCGTATCAGGGCCAGCAGGTCGCGCCCGCCCCGATCTTCGGCGCGGCGCAGGCGGCGGGGCAGAATGCGATGCAGCAGTACGGCATCTCGCAGAGCGGCCTCAACGCGCAGATGCAGGGCCTCGGAATGCTGGCCGGCTCCGCGCTGCGCTATGCGCCCGCCGCCATTACCGCCATCTCGGATCGCCGGCTGAAATCGAACATCGTTCGCATCGGAGAGCATCCGCTCGGCATCGGCATCTACGAGTACGACATCTTCGGCAGCCGAGAGCGAGGCGTGATGGCGCAGGAGGTGCTGGAAGTCAGGCCGGAAGCGGTGATCCATCTCCCCAGCGGCTACATGGCCGTGAACTACGGAGCCCTGTGACATGGCCGTCGGTTTCAACCTGCCGGATCCCTACGAGGCCCAGAAGGCGGACATCGCTCGGCGTCAGAAGTACGCCGAGATCCTGCAGCAGCAGGCGTTCCAGCCGATCGAGATCTCGTCCTATCAGGGCGTCCAGGCCCCCATCCCCGCGACCGCCATCCTTGCAAAGGCGCTGCAGGGTCTCGGCGCGGGCGTTCTGGAACAGCAGGCCGAGACGAAGCAGCGCGAGCTGCGCGAGGGCGACATCAAGAAAGGCCAGGAGTTCGCTGCGGCGCTGCAGGGCGCGAAGACGCCGGAGGAGCGGCAGGCGCTCGCGACGACGGCGCTCGGCGGAACCCTCGGGCAGCGCGCGCAAGCGATGGCTGGACCGATCTTCACAATGGCGGAAACTGCGGCCGAAAGGGAAGCCAACAGGGCATTCCGAGAAACGGAGTCCGCGAAGGCGCGTGAGGCGCAGGCCTCAAATCAGGAGGCAAATCGCCAAAACCAGCTGTTGATGGCGAGCATGATGGCGCAGCTGCGCGCGCAGGGCATGAGCGACACGGCGGCGTTTCGCGAGGCGCAATTGCGGCTGCAGGAAGACACTGCTCGCACGCGGCAGGAAGCCGAGCGCAACAAGCTTCCGGTGCCGGTCATCACGGCTTACGGAACGGCGGCGCAGAACGAGCGGCAGGCAGGATCGGTCGTGCAGTCTGTGGAACAGCACATCGAGGACATCAAGACCGGAAAGCTGCCTCTTGGCGTCGTTCCAAACACCGAAGCGCAACTTCGCAACTGGCTCGGAAAGTCTACGCCCGAAAGCGTCCTCTATGCCGATTTCCTGCGGACAATCGATCAGTCGGTGAATGCGGTGCTGTCGGCTGCCAAGGGCACCCAGACCGAAGGCGACGCTATCCGCGCAAGAAATCAGATCCTGCGAAATCCGAACGATGCCGCCGTCGTGCAGGGCGCGCTGAAGGATCTGGCCAAGTCCGTGAAGGAATCGCAGGACATCTACCGCAACACGCTGAACCAGCTCGGCAGTCGCTATTCGGGCTTGGAGCATCAGCGGATGGAGCCCGTCTTGCCGCCGCGCGCACCCGCCGCACCCGGCGCTCCGCCCGCACCCGCCGCACCCGGCGCTCCGCCCGCACCCGCCGCACCCGGCGCTCCGCCCGCGCCCGCCGCGCCCGGCGCTCCGCGCGCGCCCGGCGCTCCGGCGGCTCCTGGCGGTCAGCAGAGGCCCGCGGCTGCCCCGGCAGCGCCTGCCGTCGGGACCGTCGTTAACGGATACCGCTTCAAGGGCGGCGATCCGGCGAACGAAGCGAATTGGGAGCGCCTCTGATGGCCGGGCCGTGGACGCAGTACCAGCCGCAAGCGCAGCCAGCGCCTGCCGCGCCGGGGCCGTGGACGCAGTACCAGCCCGCCGCCCCCGCCGCCCCCGGCCCGCAGGAGGCCCCACAGGCCCCGCAGGCTGCCCCACAGGCCCCGCAGGCGACGCCACCGACCCCAGCCCCGTCATGGTCGGAGGTTCCAGGACAGGCGTTCGTGAATGCGCCGAAGTCGTTAGGCCAACTTGTCGGCGGCCTGTACGAAGCCGTGACCAGCCCGGTGCAGACGGTCAAGGCCGCTGGCGACGTTCTCGGGGGCGCACTGCGCGCGGCTGTTCCCGAGAACGTTCGCAATTTCATCGACCGCTTTGACAACCCCGAAACGACTAAGCGCATATCCGAAGCCGCATCGGCTGCAGGCGGCATGCTCAAGGAGCGTTACGGCAGCGAAGAGGCGCTCCGCCGCACCATCGCGACAGATCCCGTTGGCTTCGCAGCCGACGCCTCGATGCTGCTGACCGGCGGCGGATCTGCTGCGGCCCGCAGCGGCTCTTTCGTGCAGCGCGTGGCTCCGACCGGCGGCGCGATCGCGCGCGCGGGCGAGCGCGTCGCAGACATCGGCGAGACGGCTGCGAAGCTCGGGCAGGCTGTCGATCCGATCACCGCGAGCGCGCGGGGCGTGGCGCTAGCTGGCAAGGGTGCTGGCGTGATTGCCGCGCCGGTCGCCGGAATGGTCACTGGCCAGGGCGGAAAGGCGGTGCGCGAGGCTGCCGAAAGCGGCTTTGAGGGCGGCCGGCGCGGCGCTGCGTTTCGCGAGCAAATGCGCGGCGGCGATGCGGCTGCGGCGGTTGCCGAGGCTCGCGATGCACTCCAGAACATGCGTCAGCAGCGGTCGGCAGAATACATGTCGAACCGCGCGCTATGGGGAAACGATCCGACGGTTCTGAACTTCGGCAACATCGATCGCGCCGTGCTCAACGCCGAGAACCTTTTCACGTTCAAGGGTGTTCCAAAGGACCTGAAGGCCGCAGATGTCTACGAGCAGATCAAGGCCGCGGTGAACGAGTGGCGAAGACTCGATCCCGCTGAATATCACAACGCCGCAGGTCTCGACGCGCTCAAGCAGCGCGTTGGGGGCATCATCGAAAGCATCCCGCAGGAACAGAGGGCCGCGCGCGCCGTCGGGACGCAGGTCTACAGGTCGATCTGGAACGAGATCCAGCAGCAGGCCCCAAGCTACGCCAGGTCGATGAAGGCGTTTGAGGATGCCAGCAAGCAGATCGAGGAGATCACGAAGACCCTCTCGACGGGCAAGGGCTCCATCGACACCGAACTGCGCAAGCTGCAAAGCATCATGCGGAACAACGTCAACACGAACTGGGGTCAACGCGAGAAGCTGGTCGAGGCGCTGCAAAAGGCTGGCGCGACCGAGATCATGCCCATGCTGGCCGGGCAGTCTTCCAGCTCGTGGACGCCGCGAGGCATTCAAGGCGCGCTTGGAGGCGCTGCCGGTCTTGGTGCGTTGGCGACCAATCCCATGCTGCTGCCGTATCTGGCCCTTAGTTCCCCGAGGCTGATGGGCGAAGTCGTCCACGCCGGAGGCCGTGTCGCCGGTGGCGCGCAGCGTTTGGCAGACGTTCTCGGTAGAACGCCCTACACGCCTTCCGTCGGCCAGGCCGCGCGCTACGGTGCCGCAGTCCAGCGTTATCAGAACCAGGAGCAGACCCCATGAGCTTCAACGGCTCCGGCACCTTTCAGATCAACACCGCGGGCCAGCCGGTCGTCGCGGGAACCGTCATCACGGCCACCGCCTTCAATGCCCTGACCGCGGACCTCGCCACCGGCCTCTCGACCTGCGTGACGAAGGACGGCCAGACGACCGTCACCGCGAACATCCCCATGGGCGGCAACAAGCTCACGGGCCTCGCGGCGGGCACGGCAGCAGCCGACAGCGCCAGGCTCTCGCAGGTCCAGGGCGGGGTCGTCTCGCTGCTGGGCGTCACAGGCATCGATACCATCGCGGCATCGGCCAATCCCGTCCTGACCAGCTACGCGACCGGCCAGATGTTCTGGTTCGTGGCCGCGGGCACCAACACCGGCGCCACCACGCTCAACATCGACGCTCTGGGCGCCAAGAACATCACCCGCGGCACGGCTGCGCTGGCGGCTGGCGACATCATCAACGGCGCGATCGTGCTGGTGGTTTACGACGGCACGCAGTTCCAGCTCCTGTCCATCACGCGCTCAATCCAGACCAGCTCGACCATCGCATCGGCCTCGACGACGAACATCGGCGCGGCGAATGCGGAGTACCTCGCGGTCTCTGGCACGACGACGATCACTGCGTTCGACACCGTCACGGCGGGCATCTACCGGGTGCTCAAGTTCGACGGCATCCTGACGCTGACCTACAACGCGACCTCGCTCATCCTGCCGGGCGGCGCCTCGATCACCACCGCAGCGGGCGACACGGCCGGCTTCGTCTCGCTGGGTTCCGGCAACTGGCGGTGCGAGTGGTACCAGCGCTTCAGCGGCTCACCGGTCGGCGTAGTCGCGATCGCCAACGGCGGCACCGGCAGCACGACCGCTTCGGCAGCTCGTAGCGCGCTCGCCGTCCCGGGGCTTGCCGACGTCAATTCCTTCACCGCCGGCAATCGCGGCGCGGTGTCTGTCCTGACCGATGCGGCCACCATCACCGCGGACTTCGCGGTCGCCAACAACTTCTCGCTGACGATCGGCGGCGCACGCACCCTGGCGAACCCATCTAACCAGACCGCAGGCCAGTCCGGCGCGATCGTGATCACCCAGGACGGCACAGGCGGACGCACGCTGGCCTACGGCACGAACTGGAAGTTCGCCGGCGGCACCGTGCCCGTGCTGACCACCACCGCGGGCGCCGTCGACGTGCTGCTCTACTACGTCGAAAGCGCCAGCCGCATCACCGCGGCGATGCTCAACGACGTGAAGTGACGCCATGATCGTCCCCGGCTCCGCGAACGCTCTGCTGCTGGCCTCGCTTGCGGGCTACCAGGTCCCCTACTCGCTGCGGTTTCGCGCGAGCAACAGCGCCAACCTTCGGAAGACGTTTTCCTCCGCATCTACCAACTTCGATGTGCAGACCATTTCTCTATGGTTCAAGCGAGGTCGCCTTACGCTGACAGACAGCCCCATTGCGAATTGCCTCATTACGCAATTCGGGTCCGGTGGAAACTATCCAACCTTCGAGCTGGGTTTTGAACCAAGTTCCGATCAACTTGTATTTATGAACAGAAGCGCATCGACATCCTATAACCACCGCTTGGTAACGACTGCGCAGTATCGTGACCC